CACCGCTGCTAATGCAGCATCCCTCACCGGAAAACTGGTGCAGCTGGCCAACGGTGCCATCTACAACGATGATGGCGATACCGTGGAATTTCATGACAGGAAGCTGGATGCACTGGAAGATATCATCGAAGCGGCAAATGGCAAACCACTGCTGGTGGCCTACTGGTTCAAGCATGACCTTCAGCGCATCAAGCAGCGCTTCGAGGTCAGGGAGATAAAATCCAGCAAGGACATCGCTGACTGGAACAAGGGAGATATCCCTGTCGCAGTCATCCATCCTGCCTCTGCAGGCCACGGCCTGAACCTTCAGGCTGGTGGTTCCACCCTCATCTGGTTCGGGCTGACATGGTCGCTTGAATTGTATCAGCAGACCAACGCCCGTCTCTGGCGACAGGGCCAGACCGCAGGAACCGTGGTGATACAGCACATCATCACCAAAGGCACTATCGACGAAAGGATTCTAAAGGCGCTCTCCCTGAAGGAGCTGACCCAGAACTCCCTGATAGATGCCGTCAAAGCAAATCTATGACAATCCGTGCAAATCCGAGGAACCGAACATCATCTTTTTTCGGAGGTGCAATATGACAGCAAAAGAATATCTTTCTCAGGCTTATCGCCTTGACCAGCGCATCGACAGCAAGATTGAACAGGTCGCTTCCCTGAATGACCTTGCCACCAAATGTACCAGTACCATGACCGGCATGCCTCGAAATCCCAGCGGCTCCACTTCTACGATGGCGGACACCGTTTGTAAGATTATCGACCTGCAGGCTGAGATTAACAGGGACATCGATGCACTGGTGGAACTGAAGCGTGAAATCATCGGAGCCATCAAGGCTGTGGAGAATCCGGAGTACCAGACCCTTCTGGAAAAGCGCTATCTCTGCTTTCTGCATTGGGAGCAGATTGCGGTGGACATGAACTACGGCATCGACAACATCTTCAAGCTCCACAAGAAAGCGCTGGCCTGCGTGGTCGTGCCGGAAGGTGTACAGTAACGTCAATGGTATTACAGCCGCCTCTTATGATATTATTACAATAGCGAAAAGCGAAAAAATACAGACGAGCCATCGTAGAGAAATCTGCGGTGGCTTTTCTATTGCCCGAAGGAGGAAGCATGCCATACCGCAAGGTCACTTATACAGAACAGCTATGGTACCTCCTCCGCTGGAAATTCAAGGAGGTGTTTCATTTGCCAAGACGACCAAAAAGGCCCTGTTCCTATCCCGGCTGTCCCAAGTTAACTGACGGTCGTTTCTGTGAGGAACACGCCAAGGTGGAAGCCCAACGCTATGAACGTTACGAACGAGACCCTGCTGCCAAGAGACGCTACGGCAGAGCTTGGAAGCGCATCCGCGACAAGTACGTGCAGCAGCATCCCTTCTGTGAGCTTTGTTATAAGAAGGGCCAGCTGGTGGAGACAGAACAGGTGCATCACATCAAGCCCTTGTCTGAAGGTGGTGACCACAGCCGTGAGAATCTCATCGCCCTTTGTAGTAGCTGCCATGCGAGAATCCATGCTGAACGTGGTGACCGCTGGCACACCCACTGACCGGTAGGGGCGGGTCACTTCTCTACGGTGAAGTCCCCGTGGAACGGGCGTGGGGTCTCGCGCACAAAATCGCGGTTTCAAACGGGGTATATAAGCCCCAGCCAAGGAGGTGTTTGAAAAATGGCTAAGGACGGTACTAACCGTGGCGGCGTTCGCATCGGTGCCGGAGCCAAAAAGAAGCCCTTAGCTGACAAGATTGCTGAGGGAAATCCGGGCAAAAGAGCGTTGACTGTCATCGACTTTGAAAACAAAGCAGCCGATTTAGAAGGTCAGCCGATGCCCAAACCATCCAAGATGCTATCCGCTACTCAGAAGGACGGAAAGACACTGGTCGCTGCCGATGTCTACCAAGCGACATGGGAGTGGCTGGCGGAGCGCAAATGCGCCTCGCTGGTATCACCGCAGCTGCTGGAACGCTACTCCATGAGCGTGGCCCGATGGATTCAGTGCGAAGAAGCTATCACCGAGTTCGGCTTCCTCGCCAAGCATCCGACCACCGGAAATGCGATTCAGTCGCCCTATGTGGCTATGAGCCAAAACTTCATGAGCCAGACCAACAGGCTCTGGATGGAAATCTATCAAATCGTAAAAGAAAATTGTGCCTCGGAATACAGCGGCGCTACTCCAATGGACGATGCAATGGAGCGACTGCTGCGGGCACGGAAAGGAAATTGATATGAATATTACTTTCAAGACCGCAGAATCTGTCTGCGAAGGGCATCCTGACAAGCTGTGCGATAAAATCGCTGATGCCATCCTCGATGCCTACCTGTACAAGGACAAAGGCGCTCATGTTGCTGTGGAGGTCATGGCCGTGGGACGCCGCATCATCGTCGCCGGTGAGATTAGCTCCACTGCGAAGGTGAACATCCAGTCTGTTGTCTGGCGTGTGCTGGACAAGGTCGGCATGACTTCCTTCTGGCGTTTCGTTCAGGTCTATGTGAGAAAGCAGAGTCCTGACATCGCTGGCGGTGTGAACTACTCCTTGGAGAGCCGCAACGGTGATGATAGCTGGTACTCCTCTCTGGGTGCCGGTGACCAAGGCACGGTCTATGGTTACGCCATCGACGAAGGCGGATATCTGTACATGCCTCTGCCTGTCGTTTATGCCCATGCCATCTGCAAGAAGCTGGATGAATGCCGCAAGTCCGGTCTCGTCCACGGTATCCTCCCGGATGGAAAAGCACAGGTCACCATCGAATATCACGACGGAAAGCCTGCTCGTGTAAAGGCCATCGTGGTCTCCATCCAACACAAGGAAAGTGTAGAACTCGAACAGCTGCGCAGCGAGATTGTATCAAACATCCTCTGGCCTGTATTCGAGAAGTTCCCTTTCGATAAGGAGACCGAAATCCTCGTCAATCCTTCCGGTCGCTTCGTGAAGGGTGGCCCGGATGCTGACACCGGCCTGACTGGCAGAAAGCTCATGGTCGATACCTATGGCGGCCTTGCACATCATGGCGGTGGCGCTCTTTCCGGTAAAGACCCGACTAAGGTCGACCGCTCCGGTGCCTACATGGCCAGATACATCGCAAGGAACGTCGTGTCCAGCCGCTTGGCAAAGGAATGTGAAGTCAGCATCTCCTATGCAATCGGCAAGGCTGACCCGGTGGCCTTTACGGTAGATACCTTCGGAACCGGCAAGTATCCTGATGAAGCAATCCGCAAGGCCTGTCTGGAAATCTTCAATATGCGTCCTGCCGCCATCATCGAAAAGCTGTGCCTACGCAATTCCGGCTATGAGGACACCGCCACCTATGGACACTTCAATGGCCTGCGCACTTGGGAGAGCAGCGTCAGCCTGCGTGAGGATTACCGTTTCGAGGAGGTCGTGAAGAAATATGCAGATTGAGAAAAAGAACATCGCCGAGCTTCTGCCTGCGGACTACAATCCCCGTAAGGACTTGAAGCCCGGTGACCCGGAATATGAAAAACTGAAACGCTCCATCGAGCAGTTCGGATATGTGGAGCCTGTCATCTGGAACGCTACTACCGGTCGCGTCGTTGGTGGTCATCAGCGTCTGAAGGTGCTGACCGATATGGGCATGACCGAGGTCGACTGCGTAGTCGTCACTCTGGACGAGGAGCATGAAAAGGCCCTGAACATCGCTCTCAACAAAATCAGCGGTGAATGGGACAACGACAAGTTGGCTCTGCTCATCGCAGACCTGCAGGGTGCGGACTTCGATGTCTCCCTGACCGGCTTTGAGCCTGCCGAACTGGATGACCTGTTCAAGGAATCCACCAAGGATAAGGTCAAGGATGATGATTTCGATGTGGATGCCGAGCTGCAGAAGCCTACCTTCTCCAAGGCCGGTGACCTGTGGTGCCTTGGTTCCCACCGCCTTTTCTGCGGCGACAGCACCAAGGCCGAAAGCTATGAACTCCTGATGGCCGGCAAGCAGGCAAATCTGGTCGTGACCGACCCGCCTTACAACGTGAACTATCAGGGCAGCGCCGGAAAGATTAAGAACGATAACATGGCAAATGATGCCTTTTATCAGTTCCTTCTGGATGCCTTTACTGCAATGGAAGCTGCTATGGCGGACGACGCCAGCATCTACGTCTTCCATGCAGACACCGAGGGTCTCAATTTCCGTAAGGCCTTCTCCGATGCCGGTTTCTATCTCTCCGGCACCTGCATCTGGAAAAAGCAGTCGTTGGTGCTGGGCCGCAGCCCTTATCAGTGGCAGCATGAGCCTTGCCTCTTTGGATGGAAGAAATCCGGCAAACATCAGTGGTACGCTGGCCGCAAGGAAACGACCATCTGGGAATTCGATAAGCCTAAGAAGAATGGCGACCATCCGACGATGAAGCCTATCCCTCTCATCGCTTATCCCATCATGAACTCCAGCATGAGCAACTGCATCGTCCTCGACCCGTTCGGCGGTTCCGGCAGCACTCTCATCGCTTGTGAACAGACGGGCCGTATCTGCCATACCATCGAACTTGATGAAAAATTCTGTGATGTCATCGTGAAGCGCTACCTCGAACAGGTCGGCTCTGACGATGGCATTTCTGTTATCCGCGATGGCCTGACCTACTCCTACAAAGAGATTGCAGCACAGCTGGAAACAGACTCCTGATTGTCAGATCTACACACTTCTGGAGGCACATATTTGGTAGGTTTATGCCGAGAATCAACTTGCTATTATGTGCCTTCAGAGTGATATATGTAGTACCCCAAGGGGAACACATTTAGGAGGACTACACTATGGAAATCAGATTTAACGTAACCGGAACCCGCCGCAAAGAAATGGTCGGCATCATCTCAGAGGTCATCGGCATGAAGGCCGTTTACAAGTTCATGCCTACCTGCGCATTCGTCATCGACAACCTGACCATCAGCAAGGACGGCACCCTCATCGCGGACGAGCGTACCAACAACGACACCATCCGCAAGGTGCTGGAAGCAGTCGAGGCCGCAGGCTTCAAGGCCGAGAGCATCCCGGAGGAGCTTGCGACCGAGGAACCCGCTGAGGAGGCAGCACCGGAGGAAGAACTGGACGGCTTGGTAGTTTCCATGCCGCTGGATGGCTTCACCGAGAGCGCCCTCGACAATCTCCGCAAGCTGGTGGACAGCAA